TTCGCTTCGACAGACTCCATCAGGGAGCGTTTGCCGCTGAAGTCATTATCTTCAAAATCAGCGGTCTGGTTTGCTTCAATCGTGATTTTACGGACAGCCGCAGCCGCTTTTGTTGCCTGAATAGCGTCACCATTAGCATCAAAGCCCACAAGGTAGTCGGCCCAGTCTTCAATCCATTCTGCCAGTGACTTCTGGGAATGACGCTCGCCATTAACAGACAACAGAGCAGAGAACGGTGCTGTCTTTTTCAGTTTGAGAGTGGCGGTGTTATCTGCGTGACCTGGTTCATCAATAGTACCCAGGTTAAGCACACTGACGGCTCGCATATTATCGGCATCGATAAAGCAGCGGGTGCCTTCATCTGCAAGATCTTTAGAATAACGGGTAAAGTCATCGATGCTGGCAGTGGAAAGCGCACCACGGAAACGGAAGCGATTTAAATTAAATTTTTCCAGATCATGAATGCGGAAATTCTCAGGCAATGCCACAGCATCGGCACCAATCTTACTGATAATTTCATTAACACCCTGAGCAGAAATAAGAGCATGGATTTGATTAATTGCGGTTGCGTCTAAGTTCTGAGACATAATAAGTCCTCACTATATAAAGATATTCAGTGATGAGATAAATAATCAGTTAATTAAGAACGATATTAATGACCTGCTGCGCGAAGTTTTCCGTCAGGTTCACCGGCAAGAGTCAGTAATTGTCCCTGGTCTTCCTGCAGAATAGTCAGGCGACCACCGCGATTGACATACATCGGCGTTTCGGTGGTGTCTTCTTCAGAAATTTTCCCGCGGTTAGTCGGGCGAACATATGAGAGTTTGTGTTTGATTTTCACACGGTTCTCATCAAACGGTTCGATTTCCAGGTTGAGCGAGACCTTACCTTTGGTTTTCGTGTTCATCACACCGGAAGCGACTTCACTGAGAACAGCGCCGATTTTGGTTTCAAATACGCCGCCGTCCAGCTCCCCGATAAATGCCTGCACATCAGTACTGCGTTCGCTAGCCATTTTGCTGCTCCTCATCATATCGACCCTGCAAGGTCGGTTGGTTTCTCCACAAAACAGAGAAGAACACCTGCGGTGACTGCCGCCCGGATGGATTGGGTTATGAGCCCGTCGTCCGGTGATGCTCTTCTCTGTTTTGTAAAAAGAGCGGTACCAGCCGGAAGCAAGGGTACAAACTGGTACCGCCAAAGCAGTGGCTGTTGTGGTGGGGTTGTCACTCAGGCGTATGGTCAACCTGACAATCCGGTGTCCTCAACGGGGAAAGAGTAACCCCGCCATACTTACCGCCGCGCCATTTCGCGGATTACCACAACGCTGAGAGCACTTAGCCAGTTACGGCACCACACTTTGTCGCGGCTCCATAAATGCCCTCATCGTTGCACCCTGGTCTCTTCCCAGGCGTCAAACCGAATCGCCACGCTGGTTAGGCGTCTTATCAGCATCATCATTGACTTGCACATTCCGGCTACCTGGTTTGTTTGCCCGAGCAAGGAGTGGATTGTCCCCTTTAACGTCCCCAGACCGCTAACGACGCATGTGCCATACGCCGTGTTACAACCAAATTTTGTTAGTACCTTGTTTGTTTGTCTGGAAAGAAAGATAAAATGAAGTTGCGCATTATGCAAGTGTTTTTGTTGCGAGATATGCAATTTAAAGGGTAATGAAAAGCCACCTTTGGGTGGCTAATTGATGAGGAGGTAAGGGTTAATTGTGTCGCTTAAGGGTTTGTGACTGGCTGATTAAGACCTTTCCAAAGACCATAAACCGGTGTTCATTTTCGCTGGTAATTCCCCATTCACGGTAAATCTGGTTATCAGAAATCACCAGTAGTTTGTCAGGTATCATTTGCAGTCGTTTGACATAAATTTTATCATCAAAACCAAATACATAGATACCATCTCCATCAAACTGATTGATACTGACATCAACGAAGATGAGATCTCCTGGCTCAATGGTTGGACACATACTGTCCCCACGAACGTTGATAACTTTAATGTGATTGGCTGGCCGTCCGCCAAACATCGATACAGCATTATCAGTTCTGTATTCAATGGCATGAATCACATCAATGACATCACCGCCCTGGATAAGGCCATTTCCCGCACTGGCACTGACATCCAGCATTTCAATACGGAATACATCCTTCACCTGCGCAACATCCTCACTAATACTGTTTTTACATACAGTATTACTTTTGACGTCTGAGGTAAAGAGATCAGCAATATCAACACCTAAGCTCCTGGCAATATTACTCAGGGCTTGTTCAGTGAATTGTTTCTGCTTACCTGTTTCCAGGCGTGAGATATTCGCCGCATCCACTCCTATTGCTTCAGCGAGATCGGCGATTTTCATGTTCTTCGCCTGGCGAAGTTGTCTGACTCGGTTTCCTATGTTCATGCGTTTATTACATTTCTTTATTGCGCGTTAAGCAAATCAACTTGCGCAAAATATTTGCGTGAAATAATATGCTCATCACGCAATATGTGGAGGTCATATGCAATCACCATTACGGAATGTGCGTAAGGCGCACGGATTTACTTTGCAGCATGTTGCTGCTGGCGTTCAGGTCAATCCAGCGACGCTGAGTCGTATTGAAAGACTGGAACAAATTCCATCTATCGATCTTGCAGAACGTCTGGCCAATTTTTTTAAGGGTGAAATCAGCGAAATGCAGATTCTTTATCCGGCACGTTTTCAATCTAGCCAAAACCAGAATGGGTTTAAACCACAGGAACAGGAGGTAAGCCGTGGGTAATCATCACTGGAAAGTGGAAAAACAGCCTGAGTGGTACGTGAAAGCTGTCAGAAAAACTATCGCGGCGTTGCCGGGGGGTTACGCTGAAGCTGCTGAGTGGCTGGATGTAACAGAGAACGCATTATTTAACCGCCTTCGTGCCGATGGCGATCAGATTTTCCCGCTGGGATGGGCAATGATTTTACAACGTGCTGGTGGCACTCACTTCATTGCCGACGCTGTGGCGCAGTCTGCAAATGGCGTCTTTGTGTCTCTTCCTGACGTCGAGGATGTGGACAATGCCGATATTAACCAGCGTTTACTGGAAGTCATTGAACAGATCGGCAGTTATTCAAAACAGATTCGTTCGGCAATCGAAGACGGTGTAGTGGAACCGCATGAGAAGATAGCAATTAACGACGAGCTGTACCTCTCAATTTCGAAGCTGCAGGAGCATGCAGCACTTGTCTACAAAATTTTTTGCGTTTCAGAAAGTAATGACGCCCGCGAGTGTGCAGCTCCGGGCGTCGTGGCGTCGATTGCTTCTGGTTGTGGAGAAACTAACGCATGAACAGTTTAACAACACACTACCGTCGCTCGCAACTGATTGCGCTTCCTGTACCGGGTGGAAAAGCGAAGGTGGAGTATTGCTATGCAGTAAATGTACCAGGTGACAGGGAAATTGTAACCCACAGCTTTGCTGAGTGGGCTGTGGGGGATTTCAACCGGCAGAAGGAGACAGTCCTTTGCGACAAGTTAACCGCTGGTTCAAAGATCACTACGGAGTGCCCGTCAGAGTCATTCGTTGGGAGCCGGAAACACAACGGGTTATCTACCTCCGTGAAGGCTATGAGCATGAGTGCTTCAGCCCGCTCGAACAGTTTCGTCGTAAATTCAGGGAAATAGAGGTCGGTCATGAGCACTAAATTAACCGGCTATGTATGGGATGGTTGCGCTGCGTCAGGCATGAAATTATCCAGCGTGGCAATTATGGCCCGCCTGGCTGATTTCAGTAATGACGAAGGTGTGTGCTGGCCATCAATTGAAACCATTGCCCGCCAGATTGGCGCGGGGATGAGTACCGTCAGAACGGCTATCGCACGGCTGGAAGCAGAAGGCTGGTTAACGCGTAAGGCGCGTCGCCAGGGTAACCGCAATGCGTCGAATGTTTATCAGCTTAACGTTGCGAAGCTTCAGGCAGCGGCATTTTCTCAACTGTCAGATTCTGACCCGTCAAAATCTGACGCATCAAAATCTGACCCGTCAAAATTTGATGCGTCGAAATCTGGCAAAAAAGCGGGTTTTCACCCGTCAGAATCTGGCGGGGATCCGTCAGTAAAATCAAAACATGATCCGTCAGATAAAAAACCTTCTCGTCCGGACTCTTCGCAACCGGACACGCAGACGGCTGAACAGGATTTTTTAACTCGCCATCCTGATGCGGTTGTATTCAGCCCTAAAAAGCGCCAGTGGGGAACGCAGGATGATTTGACCTGCGCACAGTGGCTCTGGAAAAAAATCATTGCCCTGTACGAGCAGGCCGCCGAATGTGACGGCGAGGTGGTTCGTCCCAAAGAACCGAACTGGACAGCATGGGCAAACGAAATTCGCCTGATGTGTGTGCAGGATGGTCGTACTCACAAACAAATCTGCGAGATGTACAGCCGCGTCAGCCGCGATCCGTTCTGGTGCCGTAACGTGCTCAGCCCGTCGAAGTTGCGGGAAAAATGGGATGAGCTTTCCCTGCGCTTATCGCCGTCCGTCAGCACGCACACAGAAAAACGTGAAGACCCGTACTTCAAAGCCAGTTACGACAACGTGGACTACAGCCAGATCCCGGCAGGATTCAGGGGGTGATCATGAGTCTTTTGAATGAAGTTCAGAAATTCATTGAAGCCCATCCGGGATGTACTTCCGGAGACATTGCGGATGCTTTTGCAGGTTACTCACGGCAGCGCGTTCTGCAGTCAGCAAGCAAGTTACGTCAGAGTGGGCGTGTGGCTCACCGTTGTGAAGGAGATACACGCAGACATTTCCCGCGCCTGACTGAGAGAGCGCAGGAACCGGAACCACAACCAGTTCGAGAAACCAGACCTGTGCGCAATTTCTATGTCGGCACTAACGATCCACGGGTGATTTTGTGCCTGACCCGCCAGGCTGAAGAACTGGAGTCCAGGGGCTTATACCGTCGTGCTGCAACCGTGTGGATGGCGGCATTCCGTGAAAGCCACTCCCAGCCAGAACGAAACAATTTTCTGGCGCGTCGTGAGCGGTGCTTACGGAAAAGCAGCAAGCGCGCTGCATCGGGTGAAGAGTGGTATCTGTCAGGGAATTACGTGGGGGCTTAATGAGTAATAAATATTGCCAGGCGCTGGTAGAACTGCGGAACAAACCAGCCCATGAACTGAAGGAAGTGGGCGATCAGTGGCGCACGCCGGACAACATTTTCTGGGGAATTAACACCCTGTTTGGCCCGTTTGTTCTGGATCTGTTTACTGACGGTGATAACGCCAAATGTGCTGCGTATTACACTGCGGAAGACAACGCGCTGGCGCATGACTGGTCAGAACGTCTTGCGGAGCTTAAAGGGGCTGCCTTTGGTAATCCCCCATACAGCCGCGCCAGTCAGCATGAGGGGCAATACATCACCGGCATGCGTTACATCATGAAACATGCCAGTGCCATGCGTGATAAGGGCGGGCGCTATGTTTTCCTGATCAAAGCTGCCACCAGCGAAGTGTGGTGGCCGGAAGATGCAGATCATATTGCTTTTATTCGCGGGCGTATTGGTTTTGAACTGCCTGTCTGGTTTATCCCGAAAGACGAGAAGCAGGTACCGACAGGAGCTTTTTTCGCTGGTGCTATTGCTGTTTTTGACAAGACCTGGAAGGGACCGGCAATCAGCTACATCGGGCGCGATGAACTTGAGGCATGTGGTGAGGCGTTTCTGGCGCAGGTTCGCCAGCAGGCGGAAAAACTGGTCAGGGAGATGGCGGCATGACGATGTTAACTCAATGCCAGCAGCAGGTGCTGGATATGCTGATTTCTTACCAGAAAGAACGTGGCTTCCCGCCAACCAATCAGGAGGTGGCAACCATGCTGGGATACCGTTCAGTGAATGCAGCGGTAGAACATCTTCGCGCACTGGAGAAAAAAGGCGTCATCACGATAAAGCGTGGCGTGGCCCGGGGCATCACGCTTCATACCGTGGTGAAGGACGACGACAGCGAGGCGGTCGGGATTATCCGCTCACTGCTTGCCGGTGAGGAAAACGCCAGGCTGCGTGCAGCCCACTGGTTACATGAGAGGGGCCTGAAAGTATGAAGCTGATCTTGCCTTTCCCGCCCAGCGTGAACACGTACTGGCGACACCCCAATAAAGGGGCGTTTGCAGGTAAGAGCCTGATAAGCGCGGCGGGGCGCAAATTCCAGAGCGCGGCGTGTGCAGCAATAGTTGAGCAGTTACGTCGTCTGCCAAAACCAACGTCGGCACCTGCTTCAGTGGAGATCGTGTTGTTTCCTCCGGATAACCGGATCCGCGATCTGGACAACTATAACAAGGCGCTGTTTGACGCCCTGACCCACGCGGGTGTGTGGGAAGACGACAGTCAGGTGAAAAGAATGCTGGTGGAGTGGGGACCGGTTATCCCGGAAGGGAAGGTCGAGATCACTATCAGTAAGTACGAGAAAACGGCGGGTGCAGCCGCCTGATCAAGAGGAGAAACGAAGTATGAATAATCTGATGGTCATTGATGGTATTGAAGTTCGTCGTGATGCTTATGGGCGTTACAGCCTGAACGATCTGCACAGGGCTGCCGGTTCTCTGGATAAGCATAAGCCTGCATTCTGGCTCCGCAATGAGCAAACTGAACGTTTAATAAGCGAGTTGCAGATTTGCAACTCGGTCAATATAGAGCCAGTTAACGTTATTCGTGGCGGAAATAACCAGGGGACGTATGTCTGCAAAGAACTGGTGTATGCCTATGCAATGTGGATCAGCCCGTCATTCCATCTGAAGGTGATCCGTACTTTCGACATGGTAACCAGCGCACCGGAAAAATTATCCGGGCAGGCTGCTGACAAGATGCAGGCTGGTGTGATTCTGCTGGACTTTATGCGCCGGGAGTTAAACCTGTCTAACTCATCAGTGCTTGGTGCCTGTCAGAAACTCCAGGAGGCTGTTGGTTTACCGAATCTGGCACCGAGCTATGCCATTGATGCTCCTGCTGACGCGCCTGATGGCTCAAGCCGCCCCACGCTGTCACTGAGTGCACTGCTGAAGCAGTATGGTATCCGCCTGACAGCTAATCAGGCATATCACCAGATGGTGAAGCTGGGGATCGTCGAGCAGCGCGAACGATACAGCCGTACTGCGATTAACAACATCAAAAAATTCTGGTCACTGACAGCGAAAGGCTGCATGTTCGGCAAGAACATCACCAGTCCCGCAAATCCGCGCGAGACGCAGCCGCATTTCTTCGAATCCCGATTCCCTGAGCTGTTAAAGCTGCTCGATACCGTTCATTGAGGTGACCGTGAGAGCACTACTGACCCCTGAAATTGCCCCGCGTATGGGGATCGTATTGTTCAGGCCAGGTTCAGAGCTGATGCCCCTGTTTATGCAGGGGCGTGTCCTGCTGGAGCCTGAGCCGGAACGTTATTCATCTTTCGCCAGTGGTGCCGTTCCGGCGGCATCACAACCGCTGGCGGATGATCCTGCCGTTCGGGCCGTGTTCCGCAATGAGGCAGTGATCCGTCGTGCTGGTGGCGTGGAATGTCTTGAAAGCTGGTTACTTCGTGAAAAAGGCTGCCAGTGGCCTCATTCCGACTGGCACAGCGAGAACATGACCACAATGCGACACGCTCCGGGCGCAATCCGTCTGTGCTGGCACTGCGATAACCAGCTGCGCGATCAGTTCACGGAACGGCTGGAATCAATGGCAACGGATAACTGTGCCCGCTGGGTGTTGTCTGTTGTGCGCCGTGATCTCGGTTTTGATGACAGTCACGTTGTGACAATGCCGGAACTGTGCTGGTGGCTGGTTCGTAATGACCTGGCGGATGCCTTACCGGAAAGTGCAGCCCGTAAGGCACTGAGATTACCGAAGCCTGTTGTGCCGTCTGTCACCCGGGAGAGTGACCTTGTTCCTTCGGTTCCTGCCACCAGCATTATCCAGGATAAAGCGAAAAAGGTGCTGGCGCTGAAAGTGGATCCGGAGTCGCCGGAGTCTTTTATGTTACGCCCAAAACGTCGCCGCTGGGTTAATGAAAAGTACACGCGCTGGGTTAAGACACAGCCGTGTGCATGTTGTGGAAAGCTTGCTGATGATCCCCACCACCTGATAGGCCACGGTCAGGGGGGAATGGGTACAAAAGCGCATGACCTCTTTGTGTTGCCTTTGTGCAGAAAGCATCACGACGAGCTGCATGCGGATACCGTGGCATTTGAAGAGATGTATGGCTCCCAGTTGGAGCTGATATTTCGTTTTATCGATCGTGCGCTGGCAATAGGCGTACTGGCCTGATTTTGTGGAGAAAGTTGATGCGTGATATGTATGAAGTGATGGATCGTTGGGGAGCTTGGGCTGCTTCAGACAATAGCGGAGTGGACTGGCAACCGGTAGCCGCTGGCTTCAAGGGGCTTTTACCTCATGGCAAAAAGTCCCGGATTCAGTGTGATGATGACGAAGGCATTATGATAGACAGTTGTGTGGCTCGGTTGCGTAAATATAGGCCTGAAGAATATGAGCTGATAATCGCACATTTTGTTATTGGGGTTTCGCTCCGTACAATTGCAAAGAAGCAGAAATGCTCAGATGGTACGATCAGAAAAGAATTGCAAACTGCTTTAGGTTTTATTGATGGTGTTCTGAGAATGGTTTAAGAGTGCTAACCCAAGCTTGGATTACTTCCCAAGCTTGGATAATGCAGATTTTTTACGCTTATTTAATGTTTTTCGTGTTTTTATTAACCCTTCAAAATCAATGACTTCCTTTACTCCTAGTAAAACAGGGATTAATGAGTATAGTGAAAAAACCAAAGCACAAACAACGAATTTACTTATAGTATGAATGTGCTGTTGAACAAAAGAGGACTCATTGCCAAGGCTAATCAATGCCACAAAAATTATTATCGAAATTTGTAGCGTAAGCATGAATAATGTTGCCCGGCTTTTTTCTTTAATAAGCCTTGTTAACCTTCTTTGTTCATTGCGAGATAAATCCTCAGCAACGTTTTTTTGGGTTTCAGATAACTTATGAAACAGGGTTGCGCTACTTGCAATTGGTAAGATGAGGATAGTTAATACGCCCCAAGGAATGGATGTTAAAATGATGTACTTATTGGCGATAAACCAGGCTGTAAACATAAGCAATACTACAACAACCAAGTGGAATGCTCTACTTGGTTGTTGGTAGGATATGCACTTAGCAGCCTCTCTATTCATCGGTCTCTTCTATTTCTCCATTGTTGATCAGAGCGACCATCCAATCATGCATTTGGCCATATAGTTCATGTTCATCAATTAAGCTATTGTAAGTTGTGAGTTTAACAGTATTCCATAAACGAATCTCTTTACCAGTTAAACGCGTCCCACCAACCATTTCAACAACGACGTCATCATCCGGGTAGTGTCTGGTAGCGTCAACAAGATTTCTTAACATCCTTTCTCCTGAATCAGAAGTTTTCCTCTTGTATGTGATTTTCAGCGTTACTTCAAGATTAGCGTCATCAAGACAATCTTCAAGCTTGCTACTACGTAAGAAGCTTTCCCATTTCTCTGCTAACATAGCTTTAAGGAGTTCAGAGGCAGTTCCTGCGGGAACCCAGCCTGGGCTTTTGCTTCCTTGACTAAATTCGTTAACGGCAGTTACAGGGGCACCTATAGAAACTGATTTTACAGGTCGTTTTAGAACTTCCTCAATGATCTCTTCTTTGGGCTTATCGGAAACTTTTAAGATGTTTTCTGCGCCTAAGTAATTGCTTAAAGAGCCAAGTAACCATTTCAGATGTGTTTCAAGTTCTCTTGTTGTAAGAGATCTGGATTGCATTACTACGATGCTGTTACCAAATACACCGAAATAAAGAATTGAATCTATAAACTCACGCACAACCTGTTCCCTCTCTGTGCGTGCTTCTTCAGCTTCTTCAACAGTCATTTTAGAAAGTTCATCTGATGTTACGGATCTTATTTCATAAGATTCAGCATCATTTTTAAGCTGTATATAGCGTTGAGAATGGCCTGGTTCGAAGGCAACAAGCTGGCAAAACAGCATTCCCTGGAACTCTTCATGTTTATTAATTAATCGGAATAAGTCTTCCTCTCCTGGGTTGACCATTTCCTTGCGAGAATCTGCTTTAGTGTGTTTTTTGAGCAGCTCCATTAGCATCGACTGGAGCGTCTTTGACACACCTGACATTGTGACTTCTTTATAGATTATTTTTTTAGTTTTGATTTCACGCTTGCTCATCTTATTTTTCCATAAATACATAGGATTAAGCTGAATATACAAAAGCGCTAACGCGTACGCAAAAATTATTGTATCGTGTTAAGAGTGGTTACTTCGCCACACAGCTTAAACCCGCCGTCGAGCGGGTTTTGTCATTTCTAGGCCTTGGTATTCGTTGGGCTTGGTCTATCTGGTACTTATCCATTGGCTCGACTTCTTTTACGTTTCCGCTTCTGATTTGCGGTACATGATGTTCCCTCAATTTGCACCTCCTGTATTGCGAGGTGAGAGATAACTACAAATGCCTCATAACCCAAATACCTGGCTGGAGTTGTTCCAGAGCTGGTGGCGTGGAGACACACCGCTGGGCGCAGTGATTATGTCGATCGTTATGGCTGGCTTGCGCATTGCCTATTTTGGCGGTGGTGGTGGCTGGAAACGAAAAACGCTCGAGATTTTGCTCTGTGGTGCTCTGACGCTGACTTTTGCATCCGCTCTTGAGTATGTCGGATGGCCTAAATCTCTTTCTGTTGCCATTGGTGGTGGCGTTGGGCTGATCGGGGTCGATGCTATTCGTGGGGCTGCAATGAGAGTAATCGGTAATAAGTTTGGTGGTTCTAAGGAGTAATTTATGCAGGTGCTAAATTCCCAGCGTAAAGCTTTTCTGGATATGGTGGCCTGGTCAGAAGGAACAGATAACGGGCGACAACCGACACGTAATCACGGTTATGATGTTATTGTCGGTGGTGAACTCTTCACTGATTACTCCGATCACCCTCGTAAACTTGTCACTCTAAACCCAAAACTTAAATCAACAGCCGCTGGACGCTATCAGCTTCTTTCACGCTGGTGGGATGCTTATCGTAAGCAGCTTGGGCTGAAAGACTTCTCTCCCAGAAGCCAGGACTCAGTGGCATTACAGCAGATTAAGGAGCGTGGCGCTTTACCGATGATTGATCGCGGTGATATTCGTCAGGCAATCGACCGTTGCAGCAATATCTGGGCGTCGTTACCTGGTGCAGGTTATGGTCAGTATGAACATAAAATAGGCGACCTGATTGCCCGATTTAAAGAGGCTGGTGGGGAAGTAAATGAAGCTGAGATATAAGCTGGTTATTGTTGCCTTCTTTGTTACCGTCATTGGTTCCTTCATCTGGTCTACCGGGCATTACTACAGCAAATATCAGCACGAAAAGGAGCGTGCTGATGAGGCTGTACGAAATGCTGAATCAGCAACTGCCATTACCCGTAACGTTCTGCAATCACTGCAAATCATCAATACAGTTATAGAGGCTAACCAGCATGCAAAACAGCAGATCGCACTGGAGTCACAGAGAACCCAGGAAGATATCAAAGTGGCTGTTGCGGATGATGATTGTGCTTCACGTCCTGTGCCTGCTGCCGCTGCTGACAGGTTGCGGAAATTCGCGGACGGTTTACGTGAGCGCTCCGGTGGCACCACTGCCAGCCAGCCTGACTTCTGATACTCCTGTACCGTTTATACCCAATCCGCTGACGTATGGTGCCAGTCTGGAGTTGAATGTGAGTCTGTTGTCAGCGTTGGGACAATGCAATATTGACAAAGCGGGGATTCGAAGTATCGAGATGCGCCATAACGCTTTGCTGGCAGCAGGCAAATAATCTGGACAAAGAACAGGAATATATTTATGCCCCCACGAATCCCAAAAGCCTGCCGTGTTCGTGGCTGCCGCCATACCACCACAGACCCGTCAGGCTACTGCGAAAGCCACAAAAGCGAAGGCTGGAAGCAATACAAGCCAGGACAATCCCGTCATCAGCGCGGCTACGGTTCGAAATGGGATGCTATCCGTGAACGTGTACTGAAGTGTGACAAGGGCCTGTGTCAGTTATGTCTGCGTGCCGGTGTGGTGCGTGAGGCGAAAACCGTTGACCACATCATCCCTAAAGCACATGGCGGCACTGAGGCCGACAATAATCTGCAGAGTCTGTGCTGGCCGTGTCATAAGGCGAAGACGGCCCGTGAACGGCTAAAGTGATAATAATTCTCAACTGTCTGAGGGGAGGGGCGGGTCAAATCTCTGTGACCTGACGTCTTCCGGACTGCCCGCCCCATCGTTTTTTTATACCCGCGAAAAATGAAATTTAACCAGGAGTGCCGCATATGGCTGGAACGGCGGGGCGTTCCGGGCGTCGCCCCAAGCCAACGGCGCGCAAGGCGCTGGCCGGAAACCCCGGCAAGCGAGCCCTGAATAAAGATGAACCTGTTTTTACGCCCATCAAAGGTGTTGAGCCACCGGAGTGGTTCGCTGAAGAAGATCTCCCTCTCGCTACGATCATGTGGCAACTGACAACTAAAGAACTCTGCGGTCAGGGCCTGCTGTGCGTGACTGACCTCGCGGTGCTTGAGCGGTGGTGCGTGGCCTACGAGTTCTGGCGACGTGCCGTGAAAAATATTGCCAGACAGGGCAACACCATCACCGGTGCAATGGGCGGTATGGTCAAAAATCCTGAGCTGACCGCCAAAAAAGAACAGGAGTCCGAGATGAGCAGCACGGGGGCAATGCTCGGACTCGACCCCAGCAGCCGCCAGCGTCTGATTGGCCTGGCGGGGCAGAAGAAAGCTACTAACCCGTTTCTGAAAATCATCGAATCATGAGCCGGAAATCTTACCCCAACGTAAATGCTGCCAATCAGTATGCCCGGGATGTCGTGCGCGGAAAGATTGTGGCCTGCCAGTTTGTGATTCAGGCCTGCCAGCGCCATCTTGATGACCTGATGGCGGAAAAAAGTAAGTCGTTTCGGTACCGCTTCGACAAGGACCTGGCTGAACGGGCCGCCAAATTTATTCAGCTGTTGCCGCATACCAAGGGTGAGTGGGCATTCAAACGGATGCCCATCACGCTGGAGCCGTGGCAGCTCTTTGTGATCTGCTGTGCGTTTGGCTGGGTCAATAAAGGCTCCCGGCTGCGCCGCTTCCGGGAGGTGTATACCGAAATCCCCCGTAAGAACGGCAAATCGGCAATCTCTGCCGGTGTCGCCCTGTATTGTTTTGCCTGTGATAACGAGTTTGGCGCGGAAGTGTATTCCGGTGCCACGACAGAGAAACAGGCGTGGGAAGTCTTTCGCCCGGCGCGACTGATGTGTAAACGCACACCCATGCTGACGGAAGCGTTCGGGATTGAGGTTAACGCCTCAAACATGAACCGTCCGGAGGATGGCGCGCGGTTTGAACCGCTGATCGGCAACCCAGGTGATGGTTCATCACCCCACTGTGCCGTGGTTGATGAATATCACGAGCATGCCACCGATGCGCTTTATACCACAATGCTTACCGGGATGGGGGCGCGACGTCAGCCACTGATGTGGGCCATCACCACCGCCGGGTACAACATTGAGGGGCCGTGCTACGACAAGCGGCGGGAAGTCATCGAGATGCTCAACGGCTCGGTGCCTAACGATGAACTGTTCGGGATCATCTATACCGTTGATGAAGGTGACGACTGGACCGACCCGCAGGTGCTGGAAAAAGCTAACCCGAATATTGGCGTGTCGGTTTATCGCGAATTTTTGTTAAGTCAGCAGCAGCGTGCGAAAAATAACGCCCGTCTGGCAAACGTCTTTAAAACAAAACACCTCAATATCTGGGTGTCGGCGCGTTCGGCGTATTTCAACCTGGTGAGCTGGCAGAGCTGCGAGGATAAATCACTGACCCTTGAGCAGTTCGAGGGGCAGTCGTGCATTCTGGCCTTTGACCTGGCGCGTAAGCTGGATATGAACAGCATGGCGCGACTTTATACCCGCGAGATTGACGGTAAAACGCATTACTACAGTGTGGCCCCGCGTTTCTGGGTACCGTATGACACGGTGTACAGCGTCGAGAAAAATGAAGATCGACGGACAGCCGAACGCTTTCAGAAATGGGTGGAAATGGGCGTTCTGACCGTTACCGATGGTGCGGAGGTGGATTATCGCTACATCCTCGAGGAGGCCAAAGCGGCGAACAAAATCAGCCCGGTCAGTGAGTCACCCATTGACCCCTTCGGGGCGACCGGGTTGTCACATGACCTTGCTGATGAAGACCTGAACCCCATCACTATCATTCAGAACTACACCAACATGTCCGACCCGATGAAAGAGCTGGAAGCGGCAATTGAATCGGGGCGCTTTCATCATGATGGCAATCCCATCATGACCTGGTGTATCGGCAACGTGGTCGGCAAAACCATTCCGGGTAACGATGATGTGGTGAAGCCCGTCAAAGAGCAGGCGGAAAACAAAATCGATGGTGCAGTTGCGCTGATTATGGCGGTTGGCAGAGCCATGCTGTACGAGAAAGAAGACACGCTGTCTGACCACATTGAGTCCTATGGGATCCGCTCGCTTTAACTGAGGTAATTATGATCATGCTGATTCTCGCGCCTCTGGTGGGCGTGCTGGGGGCGCTTTTGCTGGCGTATGGTGCCTGGCTGATTTATCCCCCGGCGGGGTTTGTTGTTGCCGGGGCGTTGTGCCTGTTCTGGTCGTGGCTGGTGGCGCGATATCTCGACCGTACACAGTCGTCAGTCGGCGGAGGTAAATAGTGTTCTTTTCGGGATTATTTCAACGAAAAAGTGACGCACCGGTGACCACGCCAGCAGAGCTGGCGGACGCTATCGGGCTGTCCTACGACACCTATACCGGAAAGCAGATCAGCAGTCAGCGGGCCATGCGACTGACGGCGGTTTTTTCCTGCGTCAGGGTGCTGGCAGAGTCGGTCGGGATGTTGCCCTGCAACCTGTATCACCTGAACGGCAACCTGAAACAGAGAGCCACCGGCGAACGTCTGCATAAGCTGATTTCCACGCATCCCAATGGCTATATGACGCCGCAGGAGTTCTGGGAGCTGGTGGTCACCTGTCTGTGCCTGCGGGGAAACTTTTACGCCTACAAAGTGAAAGCATTTGGCGAAGTGGCTGAACTGCTGCCCGTCGATCCCGGCTGTGTGGTACCGAAGCTTAACAGTAGCTGGGAGCCGGTCTATCAGGTCACATTCCCGGATGGCTCCACGGATGTACTGAGCCAGGAGGATATCTGGCATGTGCGCACGCTGACGCTGGACGGACTGGTGGGGCTGAATCCCATTGCCTATGCCCGCGAGGCAATATCGCTGGCGGCAGCGACCGAAGAGCACGGGGCCAGACTGTTCAGCAATGGTGCGGTGACGTCGGGTGTGTTGCGTACAGAGCAGACGCTGTCAGATCAGGCTTACGAGCGCCTGAAGAAAGATTTTGAGGAGCGTCACACCGGGCTTGGCAATGCTCACCGCCCGATGATCCTTGAGATGGGGCTGGACTGGAAGTCGATGGCGCTGAACGCCGAGGACAGCCAGTTCCTGGAAACCCGCAAGTTTCAGCTTGAAGAAATCTGTCGTCTGTTCCGGGTGCCATTGCACATGGTGCAGAACACCGATCGCGCCACCTTCAACAATATCGAAGAGCTGGGGCTGGGATTTATCAACTATTCACTGGTGCCGTATCTGACCCGCATTGAGCAGCGGATCAACACCGGACTGGTACGAAAAAGTAAGCAGGGCGTTTATTACGCCAAATTTAACGCCGGGGCCTTACTGCGCGGGGATATGAAGTCCCGTTTTGAAGCCTACGCCACCGGGATTAACTGGGGAATTTACTCTCCCAATGACTGCCGCGACCTGGAAGATATGAATCCGCGTCCCGGTGGTGATGTCTATCTCACACCGATGAACATGACCACGAAACCCTCCGATGGCAGTAAAGCCGGTAAGCAGAAGGATAACGCCAATGCAGACGAAACAACGTCTTGATGTACCGCTGAGTCTGAAATCTGTCAGTGACTCCGGTGAGTTTGAAGGGTATGGCTCCGTCTTTGGTGTAAAGGACAGCCACGATGATGTGGTGATGTCAGGGGCATTTGCCGCTTCCCTGCGGGCGTGGAGTGACAGAAAAGCGTTACCTGCGCTGCTCTGGCAGCACCGCATGGATGAGCCCATCGGTGTTTACACCGAAATGAAGGAAGACGATGTCGGGCTTTACGTCAGGGGGCGGTTGCTCATTGATGATGATCCCCTCGCAAAACGCGCACATGCACACATGAAGGCCGGTTCGTTAACCGGCCTTTCTATTGGGTACGTCCTGAAAGACTGGGAATACGACCGGAGCAAAGAAGCCTTTCTGCTGAAAGAAATCGACCTCTGGGAAGTCAGTCTGGTGACGTTCCCGTCTAACGACGAGGCGCGGATCAGCGACGTCAAGAACGCACTGGCCCGCGGGGAAATCCCCGAACAGAAAAAAATCGAAAGAGTCCTGCGTGATGTCGGACTCTCCCGTACCCAGGCCAAAGCATTCATGGCCGGGGGCTATGGCGCACTGTCCCTGCGCGACGCTGAGGATGTGGGCTCTGCACTGAATGCACTGAAAAATCTGAACTTCTAATCAGGAGAAATACGATGGCGGTTGATATTAAAGATGTGGAACAGGTCGCGCAGGAGCTGCAGCAGAAGTTTGACGACTTCAAGGCAAAGAACGACAAGCGCGTGGATGCGATTGAGCAGGAAAAAGGCAAACTTGCCGGACAGGTGGAAACCCTGAACGGGAAACTCAGCGAGCTGGAAAATCTCAAAAGCGACCTTGAAAAAGAGCTGCTTGAGCTGAAACGTCCGGCAGGTGGAGCGCAAAATAAACTGGCCACCGAGCATAAAGAGGCGTTTGTGGGCTTCCTGCGTAAAGGCCGTGAAGACGGTCTGCGCGATCTGGAGCGTAAGGCATTGCAGGTGGGCACCGATGAAGACGGTGGCTACGCCGTGCCGGAAGAACTGGATCGCAACATTCTTAACCTGCTGAAAGATGAAGTGGTGATGCGTCAGGAAGCCACGGTGATCACCGTTGGCGGTTCCGACTACAAAAAACTGGTGAATCTGGGCGGTACGGCTTCCGGATGGGTGGGGGAAACGGATACGCGATCCCAGACTGCCACCTCCAGACTGGAGCTGATTGAACCTCTCATGGGGGAAATCTACGGCAACCCGCAGGCTACCCAGAAAATGCTGGACGATGCCTTCTTCAACGTGGAGGCCTGGATCAACAGCGAGCTGGCAACCGAATTTGCCGAACAGGAAGAAATTGCCTTTACCTCAGGCGATGGTACCAAGAAGCCGAAAGGGTTCCTGGCGTATGAATCCACCGATGAAACCGATAAGGTCCGGGCGTTCGGCAAACTTCAGCATATTGTATCCGGCGAAGCGACGGGGGTGACCGCAGACGCCATTATCAAACTGATTTACACGCTGCGAAAGGCACACCGCACCGGCGCGAAGTTCATGATGAACAACAACAGCCTGTTTGCCATCCGTTTGCTGAAAGACACCGAGGGTAACTATCTGTGGCGTCCGGGGCTGGAACTGGGGCAGCCGTCCTCTCTGGCGGGTTACGGTATCGCTGAAAACGAACAGATGCCGGATATCGCCGCTGATGCGAAAGCCATTGCATTTGGTAACTTCAAACGGGGTTACACCATCGTTGACCGTATCGGCACCCGCATTCTGCGCGACCCGTACACCAATAAACCGTTTGTCGGTTTTTATACCACCAAGCGCACCGGCGGGATGCTGGTCGATTCGCAGGCCATCAAACTGCTGAAGATTGCAGCGGCGTAATCACTCAGGGGCGCTGAACCGCGCCCCTGTTCTGAAGGGTGAAGAATCATGATCCTGAAACAAGATCTGAAATGGTCACCGGACGGTATGCGTGTTGAGGTCATTCGGGCCGGTGAGTATGACGACGGGGCGCTTCCTGCCCGGGTGCAGGAGATTGCACTTCAGGCCGGGTTAGCAGAGCGCGGAACCAGTGCAAAAAGCAGTAAAGCGACAAAAGAGAAAAAAGCCACGACCAGTAAAGAGGGCTGAGTATGCTTCTGACAATGGAAGAGATTAAAGCCCAACTCCGGCTGGATGAGGATTTCGATGCTGATGACCGCCATCTGCAACTGCTGGCCTGTGCGGCGCAAAAGCGGACGGAAACGTATCTGAACCGGAAGCTCTATGCACCGGATGAAACCATTCCGGACAGCGACCCGGACGGACTACACCTGCCGGATGATATTCGTCTGGGGATGCTGATGCTTATCAGCCATTTTTACGAAAACCGCTCGTCGGTTACGGAAGTGGAGAAACTCGACATGCCGCAGAGTTTTGGCTGGCTTGTTGGCCCGTACAGGTACTTTCCGCAATGAAAATTCGTCAGGCGCAGACCAGCGCAACCTACATTCTGCCGGACCCCGGCGAACTGAATAAACGCGTCCTGATCCGCCAGCGGGTGGATATGCCAGCGGATAACTTTGGCGTGGAGCCTCAATACCCGGTTGCGTTCCGGGCATGGGCGAAGGTTGTCCAGACCAGTGCCACCACCTGGCAGGAAACCGCGCAGACCGGAGACGCCATCACCCATTACATCACCATTCGCTACCGCCGGGGGATCACCGCTGATTATGAGGTGGTCTGCGGTGACAGTGTGTACCGGGTGAAACGTCAGCGCGATCTGAACGGTGCGCGGCGCTTTCTGCTGCTGGAGTGTACGGAGCTGGGCGAATTTACGCAGAGTCACGGAGGCAGCAATGGCGACTCCCTTTTTTCACGTTGATGTTCAGCAGCCCGCGGAGATGCGCTTTAACCGCGCCCGTGTCCGGCGGGCGTTTGTCACGATTGGGCAGCGTCATATGCGTGATGCCCGTCGGCTGGTGATGCGCCGTGCGCGGTCGGCACCGGGTGAAAACCCCGGTTATCAGACCGGACGCCTGGCTCGTTCGATTGGTTACATGGTGCCGAGAGCCAGTAAAAAGCGAGCCGGTTTTATGACACGCATTGCCCCTAACCAGCGCAACGGGAAGGGGAACCGGATGATCTCTGGTGACTTCTATCCGGCGTTTCTGTTTTTTGGTGTCCGGGGAGGAGCAAAACGTCGTCGTAGTCATCATCGTGGTGCATCCGGTGGCAGCGGCTGGCGGCTGGCTCCACGTAATAACTTTATGGTGGAAACGCTTGAAAAGAACCGCAGCTGGACACGCTATTTTCTGGCGCGGGAATTGCGTAAATCACTGAAGCCGGAGCGACGACACAGATGAAACTGACGCCTGTTATTGCTGCGCTGCGTGCCCGCTGCCCGTATTTTGAAAACCGGGTGGCAGGCGCGGCACAGTTCAAAAATCTGCCGGAGGTCGGAAAGCTGAGACTCCCGGCGGCGTATGTGGTACCGGGTGATGACTCTCCGGGAGAAAACAAAAGCCAGACCGACTACTGGCAGGAGCTGAAAGAGGGTTTCTCCGTGGTTGTCATACTGAGTAACGGGCGTGATGAGCGCGGTCAGTTTGCCTCGTATGATGTGGTGGACGATGTCCGGCAGATGCTCTTTAAGGCTCTGCTGGGCTGGAACCCGGAGGCGTGCGGTAACCCGATTACCTATGACGGCGGCACGTTGCTGGATCTGAATCGTCATGAGCTGATTTATCAGTTCGATTTTTCGGTCATCAGCGAGCTGACCGAAGACGATACCCGCCAGCAGGATGAGCTGAACAGTCTGGATGAACTGCGAACGCTGGCGATTGATGTTGATTATCTCGATCCCGGTAACGGGCCTGACGGCGATATCGAACATCACACCGAAATAACCCTTCCTTCCTGAGGATCCTCATGTTTGTCAAACCTGTTAAAGGGCGGTCAGTGCCTGACCCTGCCCGCGGCGACCTTTTGCCCGCCGAAGGGCGAAATGTTGACGAGAACAACTACTGGCTGCGCCGTGAAGCAGCGGGTGATATCCGGCGCGTGAATAAAAAGGTGAACACCGATGACGATAAGCTTTAACACCATTCCGTCGAATACGCTGGTTCCGTTGTTTTATGCGGAAATGGATAACCAGGCGGCGAATACTGCACAGGACAGCGGAGCATCGCTGCTGATTGGTCATGCCAATAACGGTGCAGAGATTGTTGCCAACAGTCTGGTACTGATGTCGTCGGCAGACTATGCACGCCAGATTTGTGGTGCGGGAAGTCAGCTGGCGCGTATGGTCGAGGCTTATCGCCAGACTGACCCGTTTGGCGAGCTGTATGTGATTGCCGTTCCTGAATCCACAGGTGCGGCGGCAACAGTTACGCTGACGGTGACCGGGGCGGCAACCGAAACCGGCACGGTGAATGTGTATGTAGGACGTACCCGCGTGCAGGCACCGGTGACTAACGGCGATAACGTCACGATGATTGCCAGCAGTATCCAGGATGCCATCAATGCCGTTCCGACCCTGCCGTTTACGGCTTCATCTTCGGCAGGCGTGGTCACACTGACCGCGCGTCATAAGGGGCTTTGTGGGAATGAAATTCCTGTCAGCCTCAATTACTACGGCTTTGGTGGGGGCGAAGTGCTGCCAGCGGGCGTACAGATTGCCGTGGCGACGGGTACCGCCGGAACGGGTGCTCCGGTTCTCACCGGCGCGGTGGCTGCAATGGCGGATGAGCCGTTTGATTATATCGGCCTGCCGTTCAACGACACGGCCTCCGTTAACACGCTGGTGACCGAGATGAACGATACCAGCGGTCGCTGGAGCTATGCGCGTCAGCTGTATGGTCATGTGTATACGGCAAAGAGCGGCACGCTGTCAGAACTGGTGACCGCAGGTGACCAGTTTAACCAGCAGCACATTACCCTGGCGGGGTACGAAAAAGAGACCCAGACGCCTGCCGACGAGCTGGCGGCAAGCCGTACCGCCCGCGCAGCGGTGTTTATCCGCAACGATCCGGCACGTCCCACGCAGACCGGTGAGCTGGTGGGTATGCTGCCTGCGCCGAAGGGGAAACGGTTCACGATGACCGAACAACAGACCCTGCTGTCTCATGGCGTGGCAACGGTGTATGTCGAAAGCGGGGTACTACGCATTCAGCGTGATGTCACCACGTGCAGGAAAAACGCTTACGGGGTTGCGGATAACAGTTACCTCGACAGCGAGACTCTGCATACCAGCGCGTATGTACTGCGCAAACTGAAATCCGTCATTACCAGTAAGTACGGGCGTCACAAGCTTGCCAGTGACGGTACCCGCTTTGGTCCCGGTCAGGCGATTGTCACCCCGGCGGTGATCAAAGGGGAACTGCTGGCAACCTACCGTCAGCTCGAGCGTGCGGGGATCGTGGAAAACTACGAACTGTTCAAGCAGTACCTGGTTGTGGAGCGTGATGCCAGCGATCCGAACCGCCTGAACACGCTGTTCCCGCCTGACTATGTTAACCAGTTGCGTGTCTTTGCCGTGGTTAACCAGTTCCGTCTTCAGTATTCAGAGGAGTCTGCATAATGGCCCGTATCGGGGGAACCTGTTATTTCAAAATTGACGGTCAGCAGCTATCGCTGACCGGCGGCATTGAGGTGCCCATGAACAGGACGGTCAATGATGACATCATCGGCCTGGACGGTTCAGTGGACCGCAAGGAAACTCACCGTGCGCCTTATGTCAAAGGGACCTTCAAGGTGCCGAAGAATTTTCCGGTGAGCAAAATCACCTCGTCTGATGAGATGACCATCACTGCCGAGCTGGCGAACGGTCAGGTCTATGTACTGTCGTCTGCCTGGCTGCACGGCGAAGCGAACCATAATGCCGAAGAAGGCACGGTCGATCTTGAGTTCCACGGTGAAGAAGGGGATTACCAGTAATGAAAGAGCTTGAGTTAAAGAAACCGATTACCGCTCATGGCGAGACACTCTCCGTACTGGAGTTTGATGAGCCCACCGGGAAAGATGTCCGCGAGCTGGGGTATCCCTACCAGATGAATCAGGATGAGTCCGTCAGACTTCTGGCGCATGTGGTATCGAAATACATTGTGCGGCTGGCGAAAGTGCCGCAAAGCTCTGTCGACCAGATGTCTCCGGCAGACCTGAATGCAGCGGCGTGGCTTGTGGCTGGTTTTTTCCTCCAGGCCTGACGGCTGAATACCTCACTGATCGCTTCTTTGACTGCGCCAGCTACTGGCGCATTAATCCCTTCGAATTGCTGAATATGCCGATCAGTGAAATTCCCTTGCTGGTCAGTCAGGCAAACAGGATAGAGCAGGAGAAACGCACACATGGCTGAATTTGAGCTTAAGGCGTTGATCACCGGTGTCGACAGGCTTTCTCCCGCGCTGTCGAAAATGCAAAAGAAAATCCGGGGATTTAAACGCCAGGCGGAAGAAGCGTCACAGGGTGGGCTGGCGCTTGGTGGCGGACTGGCAGCGGGTCTGACGCTTTCCCTGAAATCTTATGCCGATCAGGAAAACGCCGCCACCGGGCTGAAAGTCGCCATGATGGATGCGAACGGCGAGGTTGGAAAGAGCTTTCAGGACATCAATAAACTGGCTATTGGCCTGGGTAACCAGCTACCCGGTACAACAGCTGATTTTCAGAACATGATGCAGATGCTGGTGCGTCAGGGGATCCCGGCAGAAAACATTCTTGGCGGTGTGGGTAAAGCGACAGCTTTTCTTGCGGTACAACTGAAAAAAACACCGGAAGCGGCTGCTGAGTTTGCCGCAAAGATGCAGGATGCTACCGGAACGGCGTCAGAAGACATGATGGGGCTGTTCGACACTATCCAGAAGGCGTTTTATCTGGGCGTTGACGATACCAACATGTTGTCCTTCTTCACTAAAACCAGTTCTGTTCTGAAGATGGTGAACAAGGACGGTCTTCAGGCTGCACAGAGCCTTGCCCCCATCAGCGTCATGATGGATCAGATGGGGATGAACGGGGAGTCGGCAGGTAATGCCCTGCGAAAAGTTATCCAGTCCGGATTAAGCGTTAAGAAAATCAGGGACGTCAATAAAGTCATGGCCCGCCAGAAACTCGGGGTACAGCTCGATTTTACTGACGGCAAAGGGAGTTTTGGCGGTCTTGATAACATGTTCAGGCAACTGGCAAAGCTGCGAAAACTGACCGACGTTAAGCGAACAGGTGTACTTAAGGCAATATTTGGTGATGATGCCGAAACCCTTCAGGTGGTCAATGCTCTGATCGATAAAGGGAAGGATGGTTACGATCAGATCCAGCAGAAGATGAATAAACAGGCCAGCCTGAATAAACGTGTTCAGGCACAGCTTGGTACGCTGTCCAACCTGTGGGAGGCAATGACGGGGACCGCAACTAACGGCCTTGCAGCTATTGGCGGCGCATTTTCTGGTGACGCTAAAAATATCACGCAATGGCTGGGGGAGTTGGGGGAGAAATTCACGAAGTTTGCGGATGAAAATCCCCGGGTTATTCGCGGCGTCGTCGGGCTTGCTGCCGGTCTTGCGATTCTGAAACTGGGATTGATGGGCGTTGGCGGTGCCATCAGTATTGTCAGCAGGATCATGTCGATGACGCCGATTGGCATGATTGCGACGGCGATAGCCCTGGCTGCGGGATTAATTATCACTAACTGGGATGTTGTCGGACCTTATTTCAAGAAGCTCTGGGAAACCATTGGTCCTTATTTTGAGGCTGGCTGGGAACTTCTGAAGAAGGTTTTTGCCTGGTCGCCGCTGGGGATGGTGATCAATAACTGGGGACCGGTTGTTAAGTGGTTTCAGGATATGTGGGACAAGCTGAAGCCAATTATTGAGTGGTTTACCGACAGTTCCGGTGACACGGTCGATGCCATTAACTCTGCGCAGTGGGGCGCGGGTGCTTATGATGCTTATGGGACGGGAATACCGGCACGGGGATACACACCTTATCAGGCGGTAGATCCGGCTCAGTCAAACAACGCCTCCGATGCCACAGGCCCGAATCCCTTCATGATTAACAAAGCTTCTGCGCCAAAAGTTGATGGTGAGATCAAGGTCTCTTTTGTGAATTCGCCTCCGGGTATGCGGGTTATGGAAACGCGATCCAGCGGTTTTGATGTCAGCCATGATGTTGGCTATACGCGCTTTGGCAGGTAATGAAAAATTAATCTGTTAATGAGTCCCACTCCGGTGGGATTTTTTATGTACGGAGTTTATATGACGTGGAAAGACAGACTTCAGGACGCGTCATTTCGCGGTGTGCCGTTTAAGGTTGAAGAAGAAAGTGCGGGAACCGGTCGTCGTGTGGAAACGCACGAATACCCGAACCGCGACAAACCCTATACCGAAGACCTGGGGAAAATCACTTTCCGCCCGTCCATCACAGCTTATGTGGTGGGAGATGACTGCTTTGACCAGCGCGATCGCCTGATTGACGCGCTGAATAAACCCGGTCCCGGCACGCTTGTCCATCCGACTTACGGTGAGCTGAAAGTCTGTGTTGACGGAGAAGTTCGGGTCAGCACATCGAAGAGTGAAGGGCGTATTGTCCGCTTTGACCTGAAGTTTGTCGAAGCGGGAGAACTCTCTTACCCCACTTCAGGTGCGGCGACGGCGCAGACGCTGATGTCATCCTGTTCTGCACTGGATGACTGCATCAGTGACAGTTTCAGTGGTTTCAGTATCGATGGCGTGGCGGATTTTGTGCAGAACGACGTCGTCGGTAATGCCAGCACAATGCTTGGGTATGTTTCTGATGCGATGAAAGTGGTGGATTCTGCCGTATCGGATGCCGCCAGACTGTTGCAGGGGGATATCTCGGTACTTCTGCCTCCGCCATCGTCAGGCAAAAACTTCGTTGAGCAGGTGCAGAAAATGTGGCGTACCGGGAAACGCCTTTATGGTAACGCCAGCGACCTGGTCACCATGATCAAAACGCTTTCCGGTGTCAGCCTCGGCAGCGATCTGCAACCGCGCGGCGTCTGGAAAACGGACAGTAAAACCACCGCCACGGCGACGCAGCAGCGTAACGTGGTTGCCAGCACCCTTCGTACGACCGCAATCAGCGAAGCGGCGTATGCCGTCACCCGATTGCCTGCGCCAACAACTTCCGCGGTGATGCAGAATTCCGCAGTGGGGCAGGCAACAACACCCGCGCAGAGCACTGGCTGGCCTTCCGTCACGCATCCGGCACTGAACAATGCACCGGCGGTGAAAAACACGGTTGACCTGCCGACGTGGGAAGAACTGACTGACATTCGCGACACACTGAATACGGCAATTGATAAGGAGTTGTCCCGTACAACCAGCGATGCGCTGTTTCTGGCGCTGCGCCGGGTGAAAGCAGATCTGAATGCGGATATCAACATGCGCCTTGAACAGTCTGCGCGGATCATTCAGCGCACACCGGATGAGGTTTTACCCGCGCTGGTGCTGGCAGCGACCTGGTTTGATAACGCGGCGCGTGACGCGGACATTATCCGGCGTAATGCCATTACGCATCCCGGCTTTGTGCCGGTGATCCCTCTGAAGGTGCCAGTGCAATGAACGACAATGTCACGCTACGGGTAAATGGCCGGGAGTGGAATGGCTGGACATCGGTGCGCATCGGTGCCGGTATTGAACGGCTG